TACAGTGCAATTACCACTTGGGGTATTTTTTATCCCGAAGAAGGTGGTAAACCAAACATAATTTTACTTGATGCAATAAAAGAGCGTTACGAATTTCCAGAATTGCGTCGTGTAGCGTTAGAGCAATATAAATATTGGAATCCTGACATGGTTATCGTTGAGCAAAAAGCATCTGGAACTCCATTAACACACGAACTAAGACAAATGGACATTCCAGTGATGACTTTTACGCCAAGTCGTGGTAATGATAAGCACGTACGTGTAAATTCTTGTGCTCCGTTGTTTGAGGCCGGATTAATTTGGGCCCCTGACGAGCAATTTGCAGAAGAAGTTATAGAAGAGTGCGCGTCATTTCCATATGGCGATCATGATGACTTAGTTGACAGTATGACTATGGCTATCATGCGATTCAGGCAGGGAGGTTTCCTACCCCATCCAGAAGACTACGAAGATATTAAAACAGAACCTAGGAAAATGGAGTACTACTAAAAATGGCAGGAGTTGTAACAACAAGATTATTAGAAGCGTTAGCGGAGATAGGGGTTGATGTATCTAAAAAACAACCATCAAATGTTAAAACACTTGCTACTAAAAACAAGTCAAGTGCTACAAAACCAGGACTATTAGCTGGTGAGCGAGATACAGGTGGAAATTTTGGAACTGTATTAGATATTTTTAAAAAAGAAGCACAATACATTGATGGCATGAATGATGTCGAGCAAATGGCGTTTTTAAATAACATAATGGACTACAAAGAGTTTGGTGGAAAAAGTATTAAAGTTTCAGAAGGCATGAAATTAAAAGACGAGTTTGATAAAGGTTTAGGAACTTTAAAAGACGATATTGAAAGTTTACAATCAACTGCAAAGACTATGAAAGACGATGCAAAAAAAGGTCTTGCATCAGCAGAAAAAGATTTAAAAGATTTTATTGATACAGGTGGTCAACCATTAAAAGCAAAAAGTGATAAGTATCTTGGTGGTAGTATGCACGAAGAAGGTCAGCTTAGAACTGCTATTAGAACATTTTTAAGAAATGAATATAAAAATGGTAGAATTAAATTAGACAAAGACGATCAGTTTAGAATTATGGAATATTCTCCAATGATGGAAGATGATCCTATAAAAGTATTTAAAAAAATTTACGGCGATGAAGCTTACAATAAAGCTGGAACGTTTCCTGGTGCATTTGAAATAGGTGAAAACTTTAATCACTACGAAAAAATTTTTAAAGAAAACATGGGTGAAGATTTATTAAAAGTTAAAGATAAAAAATATGTTGGTGATGGTAAATTAATTTTAACTAAACAAGAAGAAGTAGTTACTCCAACACCTGATGAAGATACGCCTTTTGCAAAAGGTGGTCGTGCTAGTTTTGTTGGTGGTAAAGTAGTCGACGAACTTGTAGCGATGATTGTTAAGAAAGAACCAATGGACGCTATGAAAGAAGTAAATAAAATTATTGGTAAAAAAGGTAAATATAAAAATTTAACACAAAAAGATATTGATAGAATTGTAGATCAAACTAACGACCATATATTTCAAAGAGATCCAGATAACTTGTATGTTGGTGATAGAGATATAAATAAATCAGTTGACGACATGAGTATTGAAGATTCTTTAACAACTCTTGAAGGTCTTGGTGCAACTAAAATGGCTGAAAGATTTAAATTAAAACAAAAGTATCCAGGACTCGATGATGATTTATTAACCAACATTATTGAAGACACTGATCCAGTTCACAAAGCAAGTGTCCTCGCTAAAATAGACATGGCCATGGAGTTAGGTAAAACAAATAAATCAGCAGACGAAATTATTGACATATTAAAAAAAGAACCTGAAACAAAAATGGCAACTGGCGGACGTGCTGGTTTTGGAGAGGGTGGTATGGGTCAATTAGAACTACCTTTTGGTGAACCTTTATTTACTATGAAAATGAATGGTAAACTTTTTGGAATATATAAACAATCAAACGGAAATCATTTATCTGTTCCTCTAGGTTCAGATGGTAAACCCAACTATGCTAAAGGCGGACGTGCTGGTTACTATGGCGGTGGTCAAGCAATGATCGAACCTGATCTATCAGACATTGGCCATGGTTCGGATGCCTTGATGGCTAGAACAAGAATGACGGCCCCCGGATCACAAGCAACCACATCAACAGGTTTAAACTATTTACTCGGTGAAGATAACGACAATGTTAGAGTTCCGTTTAAAGATGGTAAAACTTATAAACAAAAATTAGAAGAAGAAATTAAAAAAAGATTAAAATATAAAAGACAAGGAATGGAATTTGACAAACCATTAGGACCCGATGGAACTTTTCATTCACAAAACCCACCTATGAGATATGAAGTAGCTAGCGGTGGTAGAATACCTTTTAACAAAGGACTGTTAGTTCCACCTAAAAAACCATACACAGAAGAAATGTTTCAAGATGATTCAATGACATTACTAAAAGGTATGTACGGCACAGGTAAAGATAGTAATGAATTTTTATACAATGAAATGATAAAAAAAGGTAACAAGCTAAGAGAACGAGGTGTTGAAAGAGAAACTGTTATTGAAATTATTAGAAACAATAAAGATAAAATTGATATGATTTTAAAACAACAAACTACATCTCCTAAAAGTTTAGCTGGTTTAGCTGATGGTGGTAGAATAGGTTTTGCAGGTGGTGGAAAAGATGCCTCTACAACTTCTTATTCAAAAAGTTTTGACAAACAACATGGAACTAACACTGTAAGCAGAGCTAATAAAACTGTTGATGCACAACAAAGTGGTGAAGCAGATGATAGATCTAATTTTGAACAAAACGTAAACCACAGAGAAGCTATGCGTAATTATCAAAAACCTCCAGAATCTAAATTAAAAAATGTGGCTAACACAGCTCAAGAAGCTAACTATTTATATAATATATACAAAGCAAACCCTCAAGGTTTAGCTCTAAGTATTTTTGGTAAAAAATATGGACAACCGATAATAGAAAAATTTGGAAAACCACTAATAGATAAATTAAAAAATTTAAGAAGTGAAGTAGATATAGAAGAAGACGGTATTATGCAAATGGCTGAGTTAAATGACATGCAGAAAAAAATGTTAAGTGGGCCTCAAAAACAATTAAAAGATATAATGGGTATTTCTAATGAAGAAATTTTACAAAATATTAGTCCTTTTAATACTGAAGAAACACCCGCGACTATTGAAGATGTTAATAAATTTTATGCAGCAGAAGGTGGTGTTGCTGGCCTAAGACAAGGTTATGCTGGTGGAACTTTAGTTGACAAAGGTCGTAGAGGATTTTTAAAATTTTTAGGTGGAACTGCAGCAGGTGTCGTAGCTTTAAAAGCAGGACTTGTTAAAATGCTTGGCAAAGAATCAGGAGCTATAAGCAAAAAAGCAATTGACGAAGTAATTATAGAAGGTGGCTCAGGCGCACCTGCATGGTTACAACCATTAGTTAATAAAGCGCTTAGAGAAGGTAAAGATATATCACAAAACGCAATTAAAGATGGTCAGGTTGTTAAATCATTAGATACACCAACCGGTAAAGTTGACGTTTACTATGATGCAAGAACTGGTGAGATTGATATAGATTATATTGGTGGTAACACAGCACTTGGTGAAAGTGTTAACATGAGATACATTCCAGGTGTTGCTGATGAAGGAACTAAGGGTGTTAAACCTGCAGATGAGTTTGAAGCAAGTGAAGCTATTCCTGAAGGTAGAATGACTGGACCCGATGACTATAGTGTTGAGCTTGGAGAAAATACTGTATCCGAAGTAAAAGATTTATATTCAGACGTATCAGAACTTCAAGCGTTAGGCGGTGACAAACGATTAATAAACGACATTTCTGTAACATTACAAAAGAAAAAAGTTTTAAAAAAAATGAATGAAAATCCGACAGAATTTGCAAATGATAATTTACCGGATTATGATTACTAATGAGCAATGATTATTTTAAAGCACAGGGATGGTTTAAAACCTACGCACTAAATTCACAAGATAGTCGTGGCGTGTTTCAAGAATTAGTTAAAGAGGACGAAGAAGCTTTTAGACTAGCAAGTGCTGAGACAGATAAAATTAAAGAAGAGATGAATAAGCAGTTTGGTTCAGGAACCATTAAATATGGTTCAGAAATACCTCAACCTGAAATGAAAACACCACAAGCTATATTCGAGTTTAGTCAACGTAACCCTGCAGCCGAAGGTGGACGGATGAAATTTGATGATGGTTTGAGCGCTTTAAATTTTGGTAAAGAACAAAATATTTTTACTCCACAAAGTTTTCAAAAAATTTTAGGTGCAGCAGGACAAAGAGATTATGCACCAGCATACAAAGTTATAATAAATTCTCTTAAAAAAGCTGGTATAGAATACACTTCCCCTAAATCAGCAGGAGCCACTGCTACATTTGATAATGTTACAAAAGAAACAATTGATATTTTTAATAAAGAAGCAACTAAATTAAAAGCTGAAGCAGGTTTACCAATGAGTAGGTATCAAACTAATCAGCTTAAAAAAGATATTAAAATATTTGTTAAAGATAAACTTGCAAAAGGAGAATATGTTTCAAGACCTGTGATTAAAGAACATTTTGGTTTAACTGAAGGCAAAGGTGGAGATATGTTAATAACAAGGTCACTAGGTGTAAACGAAAAAGCTGGAACAGGTTTATTAAAAAATTTAGGACAAGACGAACAAAAAGCAGCTGCTAAAGCAAATTTTGCTAAAGCTACTGCTGCAACAATGGAAACTAAAAACGACGTTTTAAAAATAATTAATGATGAATTTAGATTAGACCCAGATTTATCAAACAGTGAAGATTTAGCTAAAACTATTTATGGAGATCAATTTCCAAAAGGAGACATGAAAAATATGTCTATAGAAGATTTAAGAAAAGCAGAAGCATTTGTTAGACAAACAGATAATGATGTAATGAGTTATTTAAGAGTTATAAAAGGTTTAAGAGATAAACCAGATAAAATGAGATTACCCACACAAAATGTTATAAATGATATTACTGATAATATATTAAGTGGTATTGAGGATGAGGCAGCAGATGGTCAATCATTTAAGAAAAAAAGTTTTAGGTTTTCTTCTGGTATTTTAAGAGATTATAAAATGGCTCTTATAAATAAAAATCTTGATTTAGACCCAGATACTTATCGTTCAGAAAGAGCTAAAAAAATATTAAAAAATAAAAATTTAGATGAAATTTTTTCAATGAGTGCTTTAGCTGAAATAGCACCAGGTTATACAACTAAAGTCCAAAGTATTAAAAAGTTAATTAACACTAGAAAAGCAAGCGAAATTGATAAACCTTTTCAAACAATAATAAATGCTTTAAATGAAGGTAAAACTTCTATGCAATGGAATGGAAAAATTGTTCCAATAGAAGATGCAATAGAAAGTTTTAATAAAACTTCTTCTAAGTTTTCAAAAAGAGAAAAAGTTCAATCACCTAAAATAAACTATAATGAAAAATTTGATGAGTCTATATTAGACTCTTATGGAAAAGCTTCTCAAGAAAATATAAAAAAAGTTTACAAAGATAAAAATTTTTTCTTATCAGATATAAACCCTAAAATTAAAACACAAGATGTATTAGTAGACTACATCGACGGCAAAGGAAGTTTTGTTGGTGTTAATTCTGGGTTTAATACTGACTTGTTAATGAAAGACCCATTAGTTCAAAAAATATTAAATTCTAAATCAGGGCAAGCAATTGCAAAAAGTTTAAGAGGAGCAGCTGGTACAGTTGGTAAAGTATTTGGTGGAGCTGATGTTGTTCTTGGAATACTAGATTATCAAAACAATATTAGTAAAGGTCAAAAACATGATGAAGCATTAGGTAATGCAGTTCAAGCAATGTCGTTTGGTTTATACAAAAGTGGTGACCGAGCAAGAGTAAAAGAAGTTAAAGATATTTTTGTAAAGAATGGTGGTGATGGAGAAATATTTGATCAAGCAACTGCGTTAAATGCTAAAGATCAAGAAATAAATGATCTTATCTTTGACAGTAAGAAAAAAGCAGATACTTTCGTAAGATATGCTAAAGAAGGTAGAGGGGTTTTAACTCCTGATTTAGAAAAATCTAAATCAGATTATAACGTTTTAAAAAAGAATTTAAACGAAGAAATTAAAAACAAAATACAAGAACGAGATAACATGGTTGAAAGTTATAAAACTAATTTAAGAGTTAGTGAAGCTGGAGCACCTATTCAAATTGGTGGCAATGAATTTTTTAGTCAACCTTTTAAAGATATAAAACAAGCTACAATGGATAAAATTGCAAGCGATAATAAAACAGCGTATGACACACAAAAAAGACAAGTTAACTACACTGCGGGAAAATATGGTAACTGGTTATTAAACAATGTATTTACTTTAAATTCACCTGAATACAGAGAACAACAAAGATTAATTAATAATATGGATGAACGAGAACTATATAAATTTAATTTACAAAGAGGAATGGACCTTGACAATTTAATTAGAGTAGAAGATTTATTAAATATTAAATCAAGTAACCCTGATTTAATGGGTGTTAATACAACTAAATATGTTAATTATGATGACCGAAAAGCCGAAGGCGGTATAACAGGATTAAGGAGTAAATATGAGTATAAAAAATAAACCAACAAATAAAAAAAACCCAACATTAGTAAAAAAAACTAATCCTGGTTTTAAATGGTGGTCAGTACCACCTAAAAAAGGACCGCTATCACAGGGGTTGAAATTACCACAAAAACAAGTTAAGAAAGTCTAGGAGAAAATATATGGCAGATATAGACAAAACTCTCCCTAACGAACGACCTGAAGACGAAGTTCTAAAAGAACAAATGGAAGAGGTTGATATTGCAGATGAGTTAGGTAAGGGACCAGTAGAAATTACAGAAGACGATGAAGGGGCTACAATTGATTTTGACCCTAATGCAATGCCAATGCCTGAAGAAGGTGGCGACCACTTTGCAAATTTAAACGAATTACTTCCAGAAGAAGACACAAGTGCTATGGGTAGTCAGTTACAAAATGACTACATGGAGTACAAAACTTCTCGTAAAGAATGGGAACGATCTTATATTGAAGGTTTAAGTTTATTAGGATTTAAATACGACAATAGAACAGAACCTTTTCAAGGAGCCAGCGGTGCAACGCATCCTGTTTTAGCTGAAGCTGTTACACAGTTTCAAGCGTTAGCTTACAAAGAATTATTACCAGCAGATGGACCTGTTAGAACTACGGTTATGGGTGCATCTAATCCTATGAAAGAGATGCAAGCTCAAAGAGTTAAAAATTTTATGAACTATCAAATCATGGATCAAATGCAAGAATACGAACCTGAGTTTGATCAAATGTTGTTTTACTTACCACTATCGGGTTCTACATTTAAAAAAGTTTATTATGACGATTTATTGGGAAGAGCAGTTTCTAAGTTTATCCCAGCGGATGATCTTGTTGTTCCATACACGGCTACCTCATTAGACGATGCGGAATCAGTCATCCATGTTATCAAGATGTCGGAAAATGATCTGCGTAAACAAATGGCTGCAGGTTTTTATTCTGACATCGAGCTAACTAAACCCACCGGTACAATCACTAACGACCTTGAAGAAAAAGAACGAGAGGT